CTCCTGCCCGCCCTACGCTGATCTCGAGGTTTACTCAGAGCATCCTGCTGACATCTCCAACATGGAGTGGGAGGACTTCCTCGAGGCCTACCGCGAGATCATCCGGGCCTCGGTCGCCCATCTCGCAGACGATCGCTTCGCCTGCTTCGTCGTCGGCGAGGTTCGTGACCGCAAAGGCAACTACAGGAACCTCATCGGGGAGACAGTCAGGGCGTTCACAGACGCAGGATGTCACTACTACAACGAGGCGATCCTCGTCACGCCTGCAGGCTCCCTGCCTGTCAGGGCAGGCAGGATGTTCTCCTCAGGGCGCAAGGTCGGGAAAACGCATCAGAATGTTCTCGTGTTCGTCAAGGGCGATGGCAAGCGTGCATCGCAGGCCTGCGGAGAGGTGGAGGTTTTCCTGCCTGAGGAGGCTACGGCAGAGGGCGACGACCTGCAGGCGTAATCTCCATGATGCGCCATGCGACTCCGCGCTCGCCTGCAGGAGCAGAGGCGACAGCCTCCTCCTCGCTCTCATGCGCCCTCTGGATGTCCTTCCATGCGAGGCTGCGAGCCTCCCATGTCTGCACCTTGTAGTACGCTGTGAACCTGACCGAGGACGGTGATCTCATGGAGGAGACAATAGGGGAGCCGACAGCAGTCGGCAAGTCATGGCAGAGGGGCATCCCCCTCGAGCGTCTCCGGGCAGTTTCCCGCAGATTCCAGGCCCATGATGGCCCCCGATGCCTCGGGGCGTTCTCCAAGATCAAGGAGAACATCGTCGCGGGATGGATCGCAGAGGAGCGTCTCCTCGAGACTCCCGACGCAGCAGTCGCGTTCAGATGGCTCAGGAGCAGGCAGACAGTCTCAGACTTCCGGGGCGAGCCCGCCCTCGAGATGCCCCCCGGGGCTCTCTCCATCGAGCGAGTCGCAGGCACAGCCCTCGGCATTTCCTCCGCGATCGAGAGCCTCGCTCAGGGAGCCCCTGTCATCTGGCGATCCTGGGCAGATCATCCTGAGGAGATCGAGGCATCAGCCCTGCTCGGCCTGGAGAGGAGCGGGACGCTCATCAGGGCCTCCTCAGAGGTGCTCGCCCTCAGGAGCCGGGGCGCATCGACTGTCTCCCTGCCCCTGCCCCGCAGGGATTTCGTCGGGATCGCTCCGCTCGCGATCCCTGTTGATGAGGGGCATCTCGCCCTCGCAGCCGGATGGCCCTCCATCGTCGAGAGCCTCTGGATTGATCACTACTCCTCCTACAACAAGCGTCAGTCATGGCACGCGGTCGCCCTGCGCTCATTCGGAGGCGACCCGGCGTTCATCGAGAAGCCTGCTGAGATGAGCAGGCGGTATCAGCAGGAGCATCCTGAGAGGCTGTCCTGGGAGATCGCAGACACTCCCCTCCTCGACTCTCTCCCCGGAGCGAGGGCCCTCCTCGGCTCCCTCGGATGCGGAATCGAGCGAGCCCGCCTGATGCGCCTCACAACCGGAGGAGAACTGTCCCGGCATGCCGACATCACGGATCGCTCTGCAGGGACTCGCCTGGGCGCGATCGCCCGCCTGCATCTCCCCCTGATCACGCACGAGAGCGTCCGGTTCACCACCTGGAGCATCGATGATCAGCCGACGACTCTCCACATGGCCCCCGGATCATGGTGGTATCTCGATGTCAGGAAGCCCCACATGGCTGAGAATCCCTCAGGATTCGACCGCATCCATCTCGTCGTGGACTGCATCGTCGATCAGGCCCTCGCGGAGAGGATCGAGCAGGCCCATCCATGAGATACCCAGTCACGATCACCGAGCATGAGGGCATCCGCGTCGTCAGAGACGACCTGATCCCCGGAGGATCGAAGCAGAGGATTCTCGCCCCCCTGATGGAGATGCTCGCAGAGCAGGGATACCGCAGGTTCGTGTTCGGAGGCCCTGCAGAGGGATACGCCCAGTTGGCCCTCGCGTTCTCAGCCCAGGAGACAGGCCTCGGCGCGACCTACTTCGTCGCAGAGCGCAAGATGCTGCATCCCAACACGATCCGGGCGCAGGAGGCAGGCTGCGAGATCAGACAGGTCAGGCATGGCAGGCTCAATGTCGTGCAGGCCCGAGCCCGGGCGTTCTGCCAGGAAACAGGCTCATACTTCTTCCCCCTGGGGTTCTCGACTCCCGAGTTCGAGAGGATGCTGACAGCCGAGATCGCGGAGGCTCTCGCCCCCATCGATGTCCAGGAGATCTGGTGCGTCGCAGGCTCAGGGCTCCTCTCCCGATGCCTGCAGCAGGCCAAGCCCTCCGCGACTGTGAACGCAGTCAGGATCGGATTCGAGCCGAGCGTCGGCCTCGCCCGCCTCCATCTCGCCCCGGAGACATTCTCAGAGCAGGCCGAGATTCTCCCTCCGTTTCCCTCCTCAGCCAACTACGACGCTAAGGCATGGCGGTTCATCCGCGAGCAGGCATCCCCCGGGGCCCTGTTCTGGAATGTCGGTGCCTAGAGCCGACTACACTCCTGCCCATGACCGCAGAGGACTCTCCTCGCCCTCGCGCCCCGATCGGGAGGCGCACGCTCCTCACGCCTGAGGTGCAGGAGGCCATTGTCACCGCAGTCGGAGTCGGGGCGTATCTCGACGACGCAGCCTCGACAGCAGGGATTGGGCCATCGACGCTCCACCTCTGGATGGCGACAGGCAGGCAGGCGAGAGAGCGATCCGACGCAGGGGAGCCCCTGACTGACCGCGAGGCCCTCTGCCTAGAGTTCATGGAGGCGGTAGAAAAGGCCCGGGCAGACGCATCCCTCAGGAACATCCACATCATCCAGAGGGCAGCGCAGGAGGGGACATGGCAGGCTGCAGCCTGGTATCTCGAGCGCACCAACCCTCGCAAGTGGGGCAGGCACGAGACCTACGAGGTGACAGGAGCCGAGGGAGGGCCCATCCGCGTCGATGTCTCGAGCAAGGACGCTCTCCGGGCCAAGTTCGAGACTGCTCAGAGAGTCGCCCTGGAGAGGCTCGGGGCCCCGATCGAGGATGCTGAGATCATCGAGGAGAGACGAGAGGCCCTGTGACGATCCTGAGGCAGAACGCTGAACTGAGGAGGGATCGCGTCTGGAACTTCTCGATCCCGGCATGGCATGTCACGCTCCCTGATGGGAGCCGATTCATGACCTGTCCTCATGCAGGGCCCTGCGCACAGGTCTGCTACGCCCGGAACGGCACCTACCGCTTCCCTGCTGTCCTCGCGTCGCACACTCGGAACCTCCTGATGTTCCTCGACGATCCTGAGGGATGGGAGCAGGCCCTGATCGCAGAGTTGCAGGCTCGACGGTTCCGCCCGACCGGGGAGCCTCGAGACCTGCCGATCCAGGGCGATCCCTGGATGCAGGCATGGGCTCAGACTGGGGGCGCAGCGGTGCGCATCCATGACTCAGGCGACTTCTTCTCTGCCCCCTATCTGCAGGCATGGCTGAGGATCGCGGAGGCGACTCCTGATGTCCTGTTCTATGCCTACACGAAAGAGATCAGCCTGTTCCGGGCAGAGCCCCGAGTCGATCAGGTGCCCAACTTCCGGTATCTGTTCTCGACCGGGGGCCTGGAGGATCACCTGATCGATGAGCAGGCTGACCGCTTCGCGGATGTTTTCCCTGACGAGGAGGCGATCAAGAAGGCAGGCTTCTACTCGCAGACAGCCTCCGATCTGCTCGCAGTCGCAGCCCCATCCCGGCTGATCGGCATCCCTGCCAACAACATCCCTGCGTTTCGCAGGAGGCTCTCAGGGCGCAGATTCTCCGACCTGACAGCAGAGCGGTCAGTCGCGATCAGGAGACGAGCAGGCTCATCGTGACGCAGGCCCCTGATCTCAGGGCCATGTCTCCTCAGCAGGTCATCGCCCTGGGAGGCGAGTGGGAGCCCCTCCTGGACTCCCTCGATGAGCAGGAGGCTGAGAGCCTGCTCTACGACTGGCAGTTCTGGAGCCGACCTGTGCAGCGCATCCCGGAGGAGATGGGCACGCGGTACCGCATCTGGCTGTTCCGAGCAGGGCGAGGCTCAGGCAAGACCCGGGCAGGAGCCGAGGCGACCCGCTCCATGATCGAGACAGTCTCGAGGATCGCGCTCGTCGCTCCGACAGCCTCCGATGTCCGCGATGTCATGATCGAGGGCGAGTCCGGTCTCCTCTCTGTGTTCCCCCCGGATCAGAGGCCCGAGTATGAGCCCTCCAAGCGTCGCGTGACATTCCACAACGGGGCGAGGGCGTATGCCTACTCTGCTGAGGAGCCGGAGCGTCTGCGAGGCCCTCAGCATGGATGGGCATGGATCGACGAGCCTGCCTCGATGCCCCTCGGGCAGGCCTCGCTCGACAACCTCCTGTTCGGCCTGCGCCTCGGCGATGCCCCCTGGACGATGATTACAGGCACGCCCAAGCCTGTGAGATGGCTCCGCGATCTCGCAGCCCGCCCAGATACCATCACGACGACAGGATCAACCTACGACAACGCCTCCAACCTCGCCCGCGGATTCATCGACGACATCCTCTCCCGGTATGAGGGCACCCGCCTCGGGAGGCAGGAACTCTACGCCGAGTTCCTCGAGGATGTCGAGGGGGCCCTCTGGACAGAGGCGATGATCGACCGCACGAGGCTCGCAGGGCTCGAGCCTGCCCATCCTCTGCGAGCGATCAACGGATGGCAGGCAGACAACGGCATCCCTGCGACGCTCGACCGCAGGCCCTGGCGCACCATCGTCGCCGTCGATCCCCCAGGAGAGACTGCTGAGTGCGGGATCGTCGTCGCGATGGCCCCTGTGAACGGGCAGGCAGGCATCGACCGGGCGATCGTCCTCGAGGATGCCTCCACAGCAGGCAGGCCCGAGGAGTGGGGAGCCCGCGTCGCCTCCGTCGCCCGGAAGTGGCGAGCAGAGCGCATCGTCGTCGAGTCCAATCAGGGAGGCGACATGGTAAGGGCGACCATCCATGCAGTTGATCCGACGCTCAGGATCGACAAGATCACAGCCCGCATCTCAAAGGGAGCACGAGCAGAGCCTGTCTCTGCCATGTATGAGCGCAGGCTCGTCCATCACGCCGGATTCTTCCCGATGCTCGAGGCGCAGATGACGACCTATGTCCCGGGCGAGTCTCGCTCTCCTGATCGCATGGATGCCCTCGTGCATGCGATCAACAGCCTGCTCCCTCCCCGACCTGTGCAGCGGGCCTCTGTCGCCTCAGCAGTCTCGAGGCGCATCTGATGGAGGCGTGGTCGTGGATCCTGACTGCCTGGGGAGCGACAGGTCTCCTGCTCGCAGGGCGCAGAGTGTGGTGGGCATGGTATGTCGGCCTCGCAGGGCAGGGCCTGTGGCTGACCTATGGGCTGACGACCGGGCAGGGAGGCTTCATCGCCTCTGCGTTCCTGTACGGATTCGTGTACGCTAGGAACGCACGACGATGGACGGAGGAGAGATGATGAGCCCGCTGTGGATGCTGATTGGCGCACTCGCGACATACAGGCTGACTCGACTGATGACTGCTGACAGGATCACCGAGCCTCTGCGCTCGTGGATTGAGACGCGATCAGCGACAGCAGGGTATCTCGTTACCTGCGACTGGTGCCTCTCGATCTGGATCGCGCCGTGGCCTGCTCTGCTCCTCGTCGTCGCCCCTGATGCCCCTCTCGTCAGATGGGGGCTGTCGCTCCTGGCTTTCTCTGCCCTCACAGGGCTGATGTCTCTCGCAGAGCGCAGGCTCGACCGCTGATTCAGCCTCTCTGCGCCTAGAAACAGCGTTTACAACATGACTTGACCTGCCGACTCAGGTCGGGCATGATTCTCTCTGTCAGGGATCGCCTGACGCAGAGAGAGGAAAACATGGACATCAACAAGCCCCTGAGGAACGCTACAGAGCGAGTGCAGGAACTGATGGAGCAGGGCATGACGATGGTGGATGCCATCATGGTGCAGAGGGCTGAGGCCATCGAGTGGGGAGTCGCCAACGGCAGGCTCGCCACCAAGCCGGGGAGGAAGAAGTGATGAGCACGACTGCGAACATCAACCTCTCCTCGCAGGCACTCACAGCGAGGCTCAAGCGAGCAGGTCTGCGATGCGAGGCAGGCTCCATGTACGAGGGGGGCTTCTCCTGCAGGCAGTATCGTGACCGAGCAGGAGGCCCTGTGAAGCAGGTCAATGTCTACTTCTCGCGAGGTCATGGCATGCCAAATGCCGACGCTGCCCTTCTCCTTGCCTCGGTCGTCCTCGCAGACGCAGGCTACGAGGTGGAGATCATCACGCCCAACAGGCAGTTCTTTCATAAGTCCTACCTGACTGTGACGAGGCCTGAGGAGGATGCGTCATGATAATCCACGGGATGCGCCTCATCGAGGCAGAGGGCATGCTCTACCCTGTCACGCCCTGCTGCGAGGCTCTCGCAACCGGGACGACTGATGGCATCGCCTGCAAGACATGCTACGAAATCGTCGGCGACGAGTACGGGGCAGCCTGGACTCCTGAGGAACTGCAGGCAGAGCAGGCCCTGATGCACAGAGATGCGCTCGTCAGCATGGGAGGAGGAGCATGAGAGGGCGTACAATCACCGTTCGCATCCGCGAGCATTCCAACGCACGATTGGATGAGGAGTTCACCATCACTCGCTCTGCGAGCGTCGCAACCCGGGCTGAGGCGCAGCGTTGGCTCAAGCGTCATCTCGCCCTCGTTGATCCTGAGTCGTCATACGGCGTGGGAGAGGCGACTGAGTACCAGGATGATCCTCTCGATGGGGCTCATCCTGTCGCTTGGGGATACATCGCCCGAGACGATGAGCGAATGGAGTGGTTCTGATGAGCAGAGCGAGATACTTCGTCGTGCTAGGTCGCCCCTCAGAGCCGTGGCTCCTGACAGGCACAGAGAGGAGCATCGCCTCTGCTGAGGCCTGGGCTCTCAAAGCCTCGAACGCTGAGGCCAACGAGGCTCAGGTCATTGACCTGAGGACAGGACGCACCATCAGGGCCTACCGCGAGGGGCAGGAGATTGCCATTCACGATCTGACGCTGACTGTCACGATCCCGCAGAGCGGGCTCGACCTGATGTGGACTCGCTCCTGCCCATCCTGCGGATGGATCGAGTTCACAGACGAGATGCAGGGAGGCATGCCTCGATCGCTCTCAGGAGGAGACTCCTGTCAGGAGTGCGAGGCAGACATGGAGAGCGCAGAGTGGATGGTCGCGGATGAGCCTCATCCGGCATCCCTGAGCAGAGGAGAGATGAGATGAGCAGCATGACTGTATGGGAGTTCCTCGAGGAGAGGGACGAGAGAGTCGAGGCGACGCAGGCTCTCTACGAGTGGAGTCTCAACTATCATCCGGGGGAGGGCCCGTTCTCGTGCCTGCTCGATCTCGTCGGATGGTCGGACGAGCACCTCGGCGAGCCCTGCTACCGCGGGGGCAGGCTCGGATGGAGCGAGATACGCCTCCTCTCAGATGCCCTCCGCGAGTGGGTCTACGACCCGCCTCGCGTCGATGACTGGATCGACCGCGTGATCGCGCTCGAGATGAACGACTGACGCTCGCAATCTGCCTGCACTCCGACTAGAGTCGGGCATCCTGGGGGCCTCATCAGGCTCGCAGCACAGGTCTCGAGGCCATCCGGCCTCAGAGGAAAGGGAAACAATGACCACAGCAACCGAGCCTCGGCTCACAACACTCCAGAGGAAAATCCTCACCTACACGGCGACGCTCGAGGGGCCAGTCACCGCAGAGGATCTCCATGCCCGCGCCAATAAATCAGCAGTCGAGGAGGCTCTCCTGACTCTGATCACCCACGGCCTCATCGAGTACCGCTTCGATCAGAAGGACTTCATCCTGACTGATGAGGGCAGGGATCGCGCCGAGCGCATCCGGGCCTTCAACCCGCAGAGGGGCATCCACTGCAAGGCATGCATCAGCGTCGCCTGCGTCTGCGTCGTGCGCCTCGAGTGCATCAGCGATGGCCCCCACTCCCTCGGATGCCACGGGAGCCACGAGTGAGCGCGGGGCTGACCTTCGAGGAGGGATACGCCCAGGGGGCGCAGGCCTGCGCACAGGGCCTCCCTCGGGCCCCTGCCCTCGATGCCTCGGCGACGCTCGCCCTGCTCGGCGGGTCGATCACAGGTCGCCCGGTCGGCGCAGCAGAGCCGTTCCTCCAGGGATGGCTTGCAGGATGGGATGAGGCAAATCTCGCCGATCGCGAGGAGGACGACGCATGAGGCCCGGGCTCCGTCATGGCACCGAGACGCTCTACCACCGCGGATGCAGATGCGACGACTGCCGAGAGGCATTCAGCATCAGGAGACAGGAGCGCAGGCAGGGCATCAGGCGCAGGGGCCTCCCTGCCCGCTACGACGCTCGAGCCCTCCTCAGGTTCTTCGATCCCGAGGCGACAGACATCACAATCGGCGAGGCCCTGGGAGTCGGCAGGCGACTCATCGGCGAGTGGCGACAGGAGCACGACAACCTGCTCAACGACTACCGCGCTGACGATCTCGCGACTCGCATCGGAGCCCATCCCTGCGAGGTGTGGGGCGATGACTGGTGGCGACTTGCCCCTGACGAGGAGGAGATGCATGAGAGTCGCAGTTGATCGCCCGAGCAGGGCAGAGCCCCGCATCTTTGATGCCCGGGCCCTGCTGCGCTACTTCGATCCTGAGAGCGAGGATGACGCGATCGCAGGAGCCCTCGGGATCGGCAGGAAAACAGTCGGCAAATGGCGCAGGGACGAGCGGTATCTCGTCTCTGCCTATCGGGCAGACAGGCTCGCGACGAGGCTCGGGACGCATCCCTGCCTCGTCTGGGGCAGGCTCTGGTGGACGAGCGTCGAGATCGAGGAGAGAGCATGAGCGAGAGCATCCCTGGGGCTGAGGCAGTCCTCGAGGCGTATGGCCTGATCACAGGCCCGAGGCAGACCGCCTACAGCCATCCGAGCGACGACTACCGGAAGGTGACAGACATCTTCGAGGCTCTGACAGGCATCCGCCTCACCGTTGATCAGGCCCTGATGTTCATGATCGCAGTCAAGATGGCCCGCCTGCGCACCAACCTCTCGCAGGGGACGCTCCATCGCGACTCGCTCGTCGATGCGATCGGATACCTCGGATGCCTCTCAGCGCATCTCGAGAGGGAGGCAGTCCCGGGCTCCCTCGCAGACAGGCATCAGACAGCAGAGGCTCAGGATGATCCGGAGCACTCTCAGATGTGGCACGAGGTTCGCAGGCTCTACGACCGCGGGGGATGAGGCAGACGCTCTGAGGTAGCATCAACTGGGCTCATCAGTCCTGTACGCTCTCAGCGTGCCCGACCGCCGTCGCCGATCTCGATCCCCTCAGCCGAACTCCCTCGTCGCAGCAGCGCAGATCATCTCCGCGCCAAACGCCCGAGTGGCGCAGTCCTCTGTCACTCAGAACAAGGAGTGGCAGAGGACAGCCTGGGATTACTACGACTGCATCGGCGAACTGCGGTTCGGGATCAACTGGATCAGCAATGCGATGTCCCGCGTGAACCTCGTCGCAGCCCGCGCCCCTCTCGCAGCAGGAGACGAGCCTGTCCCGATCAGCCTCGACGATCCTGACATCCTGCCTGTGCATCGTCGCGCAGCAGAGATTGTCTCCATGATCGCCCACGGGCCTGCAGGGCAGGGGCAGATGCTCGGCTCGTTTGGCACGCACCTCTCTGTCGTCGGAGTCGGATGGCTCGTCGTCGAGCCTCCCCTCGATGATCCGATCTCCGATGAGTTCACTTCCTGGACTGTCCTCTCCTCTGACGAGATCAGACGCTCTCCGGCAGGTCAGATCGAGGTTCGCGTCTCAGAGACTGAGTGGCGCGAGGTGCATCCGAACGCAGTCGTCGTGAAGGTATGGCGCAGGCATCCTCGCAGATCATGGGAGAGCGACTCCCCGGTCAGAGGCACGCTCTCAGTCCTCCGCGAGATCGACCTGCTCGAACGCCACATCCAGGCGACAGCGCAGAGCAGGCTCGCCGGGGCAGGCCTCCTTGCCATCCCCTCAGAGGCTGTGTTCCCCCCGGGGCAGGGCCCTCAGTCCTCGACAGGAGTCGATCCTGATGATGAGGACATCACCGCGCCGGAGGACAACTTCGTCGAGACGCTGATCGAGACGATGACAGTCCCCCTCATCGACCGAGGCTCTGCAGCCTCAGTCGTCCCGCTCGTCGTAAAGATGCCTGGGGAACTCGTCGGGCAGGTCAAGCACCTGACATTCGCAACGCCGTTCGATGATCGCGCCCGCGATCTGCTCGACAACGCCATCCGCCGTCTCGCTCTTGGCCTCGACATCCCGCCGGAGATCCTCACAGGCACCGGAGGGATGAATCATTGGGGGGCATGGCAGGTCGCAGAGGAGGCCATCACGCTCCATGTCGAGCCCCTGACCGAGACTGTCGCCCATGCCCTAACGATGGGCTTCCTCGTCCCTGCCCTGATCGCAGAGGGCTTCGATCCCTCTGATGTCCTCGTCTGGTACGACACTTCTGACCTGCGAACCCGCCCGGATCGCTCCGCCAACGCTGTGGCTGCATACGATCGGAACGCCCTCTCCCGCGAGGCCCTCCTCCGAGAGATGGGCCTCTCCGTCGAGGATCTCCCGAGCGACGAGGAGCGCAGGGAGCAGATACTCCTCTCGATCATCCGGGGCGTGCCTGCGCTCGCGTCGCCTCTGCTCGAGGATCTCGGCCTAATCGGCGCAGATCTCGCAGTTAATCTCGACATGCCCGACGAGGCTCTGATGCCTGCCCTCCCTGTCTCTCAGCCGGAGACTCAGGGGCCTCCTGAGCCTCAGGTCACCGCCTCAGCCCTGACTGCAGCCTGCGATGTCATCATCCGGCGAGCCCTGGAGCGGGCAGGATCGCGTCTGCGCTCTGCTGCAGGCAAGGGACAGCCCGGAGGCGCAGCCTCAGTCCAGGTCGGCGATCCCTGCTCCATCCATACCATCATCGACGCATCAGCGCACTCAGACTTCGCCTCCCTGCTCGATGGGGCCTGGAGCCTTGTCCCCGAGATCGCAGAGCGGTATGGGGCTGACTCCGACAGCCTGATCGACAGCCTCGAGACCTACACGCGAGCCCTGCTCGCAGCGCAGCAGGAGCACTCGTATGCCCGCCTCTCCCTCGCCCTCGGCACCGCCTAATCCCCGCGACGCGGAGGCCCTCGACGACTGGCTCGAGGCTCGAGCACAGAGGCTCGCCCGCCGGATCGAGAGGGCCCTGTCCCGAATCGTCTCCCAAGTGTTCGGGCAGTTCATCGAGTCCATCGAGGACACCGCGCTGACTGCAGCAGGCGACCTGTCCATCATCGACGACATCATCCCCCTGTGGAGGCTCGTCATCCCTGAGATCGTGCCCGACATCGAGGAGACCTATCTCGAGGGAGGCATCTCGGCGTTCACCGTCGCAGAGGGATACGCCGTCATCCCTGAGGCTGTCGCTCAGGCATGGACGCAGGTCATCAACACTCAGGCGATCGACTACATGGCCCGGGCGAGCAACAGGATGCTTGATGTCGGGCAGACAATCTGGACAGATGTCTCCCGCACCGCGACGCGAGCGATCGAGCAGGGCCTCAGCCGGGACAAACTCGCAGCGCAACTGCGCGAGGTTAGCGACCGCTTCGCAGGCTACCGAGCCGATGTCATCGCCCGCACCGAGGTAAACGCTGCATACATCAACGGTGACTTCGACGGCGATCTCGCCCTCGGCGAGTATGGGCCTGTCGAGAAGGTGTGGGTCGCCTCGATGCAGTCGAGGACATCGCCTCGCCCTGATCATGTTGATGCGAACAATCAGGTGAGGGCGTTCGCGGAGCCGTTCTCTGTCGGGGGAGTGCAGATGATGATCCCGCATGCAGCAGGGGCTCCTGCGTCGCAGGTCGTAAACTGCCGATGCCACTACGAGGCTCTGTATGTCGGAGATCGTCGCCCCAACGGCACGATCGTCGGGCAGGATGATGTCGTCGTAGTTGATCCGAGCGCAGGGCAGTCAGACATCCTCAGGCTGAGCGAGTAGCATCTCCTCGGGCTCAGGCCCCCTGGATGCCCCCGCCCGCGTCCTCCTCCTCCCCGGGCGGGGCATCCCCGGGGCTGTTGGCTGTGGATGCGCCTGTCTGAGCCTTTTCCGATGATTTGACATGCCGACCTGAGTCGGGCATGATTCTCTCATCGAGGACGCACCTCGAGGAAAGGGAAACATCCAATGGAACCGCGAGTCATCAAGATTCGGCAGAATCACGCTACGGGGCAGAAGGTCATCCTCCCCGATCCGCAGGTCATCGAGACCCGGGAGAACAGGAAAACAGGAGCGACCATCCTCCTCGTGAACAACGGTGGAGTATGGACGACGACTTGCGAGACCCACGGGGCGATGGCAGAGCATCCGACTCGTCGCATGGGCACCTCATGGATGGCAGAGCCGATGGTGTGGTGCGCGGGATGCGCAGAGGAGGAGGTGGCACGATGAGTACCACTACGCCCAAGAAGATTGAGATGCTCGTCAGGGCACTCGCCGATGCGCATGATCGTGCATCATCCCTGATGGATGGAGATGAGTCGTTCTCGCAGGTGGAGGCTCTGGTCCACGAGGCCCTGCAGCAGGCGATTGACCTGAAGCGCAAAGCATCAACGCAGAGGATGCTCGAGATTGCCTCTCGCCACAACATAGATACCACAGCACAGGAGGCCCGCTCATGAGCGCACAGCCCTGCTCACGATGCGAGGCCCCCACAGACTCCCTCGCCTTGTTTCCTGGAGGTATCTGCCTCGCCTGCTACGAGCAGGATCATCAGGACGACTCCCCTGAGGAACTGCTCCGCGCCATCACAGAGGGATTCGGAGGACGCTCGTGAGGCACGAGATGCATGAACTGACTGCTCATGGCGATGCCTGCAGAGGCTGTCGCATGGCCCTCGAGGAGGCTGTCGCGGTCTACCGGGAGACATCTCGCCGAGCGATCGCAGGCGACCATCCCTCGCATCCCTCCCATCGTGGAGGCTGTTGGGCTGAGTACGAGACGACGATGAGGAGCGCACGATGACGCATCAGGTCACAGACGGGGCCCTCCTGCTCTACGGGGCTGCAATGGGCATCATCGGCGCAGTCATCGGGGCTGTCGTCGTGCTCGCCCTCGTCGCTCGCCATCTGCCCCCTCCTCGCTCGCGATCAGGGAGACATCTCCGGCGATAGAGATGCGCCAGGGCAGAGCATGGGATACACTCCCGCTCATGCCCTTCGGCCCCTACTCCTCATTTGACGATTGTGTTGCCAAGAACGGCGACAAGTCCAATCCCTCTGCCTACTGCGCCTCCCTGGAGAGGCAGATCAAGGGGGCCTCAGCGCAGGCCTCCCTCGCCTCCCCGCGGTTCCGCCTGCAGATCGTCCCTGTCGAGGAGCAGACGATGGCTGCAGGCGATCCCTACGCCTACATCATCGACATTGATGGCACGCTCCTTGACGATGAGGGAGCCCCAATCGAGTCGCGCATCATGGCTGTCAATGGGCTCGAGGGCGAGATCAACATCGTCTCAGGCAGGCTCGAGGCTGACCGGGACGCGACTGAGGCTCTGCTGACTGAGGCAGGCCTGCGCCCTCATCGCATGTTCCTGCGCTCCGGGGAGGATGTCGGAGTCCTGGAGCACAAGCGGGCTGTCGCCGAGATGCTCCTCGAGGAGCGCGATGTCAGGCTCGCGATCGAGAATGACGACTCTGCCCGGGAGATGTATCTCAGCCTCGACATCCCGACTGCAGAGCCCGCGATCCTGGATGTCGTCGAGGCCGAGGAGATCGGCGAGGCCGAGGAGGCCGACGAGATCGAGGACATGGAGGACGAGGGCGAGATGGCCCTCATCGACATCGAGATCAAGGACGAGGATTGCGAGGGCATGGAGCCCGAGGAGGAGATGCCCCAGGATGCCTCCTACGACTTCCGGGCGATGCTCGTCATCGAGGGAGTCTGGACAGGAGATGGGCGATACATCGACGAGGGGGCCCTCGGATGGCGCGATCTGCCCCTGCCCCTGATGGCGACTGATCGGACGACCGAGGGCCACATGGACGCGGTGCTGATCGGCTCGATCCTCGAGATCGAGCGCGAGGGGCGTGAGATCAGGGCTCTCGGGCGATGGATCCCCTCTGAGGACGATGATGTTCGCAGGCTGCAGAGCCTCATCGGCAGGGGCGACCTGCGCGGAGTCTCAGTCGATCTCGATGGCATGGAGTACGAGGTGCTGATCCCCTCGACCGCCTCTGAGGCTGTCGTCGAGGAGGATGGCACCACCGTCATGCCTGGTGAGGAGATGAAGATGCGGATCACCTCTGCCCGGATCATGGGCGCGACAGTCGTCCCGTTCCCGGCGTTCCAGGAGGCCTACATCGAGTCCCTGCCCGCAATGACTGCGAGCCTGCTGACCGAGGACACCGCCTCAGGATGGATTGATCGCCTCGCCTCGATCGACGACATCGATCTCTCCCCGCCTCAGGGCGCACGCGAGGAGGCTGAGCGAGGCCTCGCCTGGAGGCAGGAGTATGGGCGCGGAGGCACCGAGGTGGGAGTCGCTCGCGCCCGGGACATCTCCAACGGCAAGAACCTCTCCCCTGAGACGATCGACAGGATGGTCTCCTACTTCGCCCGCCATGAGATTGATCAGCAGGGCGAGGGATGGAGCCCCGGAGAGGACGGATTCCCCTCAGCAGGCAGGATCGCATGGGCCCTCTGGGGAGGCGATCCCGGTCGCCGATGGGCAGAGTCCATCCAGGGGCGCATCCGCGCCCGCAGAGAGCAGGGCTCGATCATCGCGTCAGGCCATGCCATCGAGGCCCCTGTCCTCCCGCCCTCCTCCTGGTATGCCGATCCTGCTCTCGAGGGCCCGACTCCCCTGACCGTTGATGACTCAGGCAGGATCTACGGGCATCTCGCAGTATGGGGCCAATGCCACATCGGGCATGCAGGGCGATGCGTGCAGCCTCCCTCCTCGAGGACTGCCTACGCCCACTTCCTGACCGGGGAGATTCTGTGCGACGACGGGGCTCGCTTCCCGGTCGGGCAGATCACGATGAACGGCTCGCATGCCCCGCACTCCTACGGAGCGCAGGAGACTGCTCGGCACTACGACGACACCGCTCTCGCGGTGGCTGATGTCACCGCAGGCGAGGACGACTGGGGGATCTGGGTATCAGGCTCCCTGCGCCCGGGTCTCGATCCGGCGACTGTGAGGGGCCTGATGGCCTCTGATGTCTCGGGAGACTGGCGCAGGATTGGAGGCAACCTCGAACTCGTCGCAGTCCTCGCGGTCAATGTTCCGGGATTCCCCAAGATCAGAGTGCGAGAGGCTGAGGGCCTCGTCGCATCCCTCTCCCTGCCTGCCTACTCTCAGGAGGAGGCGATGGAGGACATCAGAGCCCTCGCAGCCTCGATCGGACGCACCGCTGAGGATCGCATCAGGGAGGCTCGCCTCCGGGTGCATGGCGAACGCATCGCGAGCCTCGTGCAGCGAATCAGAGGAGGAGCCTGACATGGCCTGCGGATGCCGGAAGGGCAGGAGCAACGACTCCAGGAGTCCCTCGTCCTCCCTGCGCATCGGGCCCTACGAGGTATGGCGCAACGGGGCGTTCACGGGTCGATCCTTCGCCTCGCTTTCCTCAGCGCAGACATACGCAACCCGCATCGGCGGAGAGGTTGTTGTAGCAGGCTGACCTGTCTGCTACACTCGCTCCCATCCGGCGACTGCCTAGCATCGCCGGAGCGAGGCCCGGGTCGCACTCGGTCGCATGAGATAACCGATTCCTGACTCATGGAGACCGAATCCCAATGAACACCATCATGCCCGAGGACATCAACGCTGTGACCGACGAGGAACTGACCGCGCTCGAGAGCGATCTCGTCGCCGAGTTCGACTCGCTCGTCGATGCAGGCTCCAACGATGTCGCCACTCTGACTCAGATCGCCGAGGCTGTCGAGGCCGTCCGTGCTGAGAGCACCGCCCGCATCGAGGCAGTCGCTCAGGCTGAGCAGGCCGTGGCTGCGCTCGCCGATCGCGTGCGCGGAGCAGAGGAGATCGACGAGGCCCCCGAGGCTGTCGTCGCCGAGACCGAGGATGCCGATGAGGCCTCCGACGACAACCACAACCCCGAGGCCGTGGAGGCCGAGGCAACCGAACAGGAGAACGAACTCGTGACTGCGAGCGCATCCCCCGCCCCCAAGGCTCCCTCCGCTCGTGCGGTGGCCCGCCGTTCCACGACTCCCGAGGTTGCCGAGGCGCAGCCTGAGGTGGTCATCACCGCTGCAGCCGACATCCCCGGCTTCACGAGCGGATCGAACATCGACACCGTGGGTCTCGCCCGCGCAATGCATGCCAAGGCCCGCACTCTGTCGAACGGCTCGGGCTTCGTCCCGGTCGCCTCGATCAACCTGCCCCTGCAGCACAAGGTCGGCTCCGACATGGCGACGAACCTCGAGGTGATCGAGCGTGCGACCGCCCCGGAGGCTCTGACCGCTGCAGGATGGTGCGCCCCGTCGCAGAACATCTACGACCTGTTCGGCGTCGATGCAGGCGATGGCCTCCTCGATCTCCCGACTGTGCAGGTCTCTCGCGGTGGTCTCAACATCCCGGGCTTCATCGGCATCGGCGAGGCGAGCGATGCTCTCTGGTCCTGGACCGAGGCTGACACCGAGGATCCCGAGGCGACCAAGCCCTGTCTCCAGATTCCCTGCCCGACCTTCGAGGACTACCGCCTCCAGGCTGCAGGTCTCTGCCTCACCAACGGCAACCTGACCGACCGTGCGTTCCCCGAACTGACGGCCCGCTTCATCGCCCTCGCAATCAACGCTCACCTGCACCGCCTCTCGGGCCTGATGATCGCCGAGATCTCGGGCAGCGCGACGGGCGTGACGATGAGCGCTGTGGCCTCCTCGGCTGCGGGCTCCATCCTGCATGCCCTCGATGTCCAGGTTGCTGACTACCGCTCGCAGTACCGCATGAGCGTGAACGCCGTCCTCGAGGCTGTGTTCCCGCTGTGGTCGCGTGAGGCCATCCGCGCCGATCTCGCGATGCGCACCGGGGTTGATCTGGTGAACATCTCGGACGACCGGATCGACGAATACTTCCGCACTCGCAAGGTGCGTGCGCAGTTCGTCCACGACTATCAGCCCCTCTACACGACTGGTCCTGCAAAGACTGCGTTCCCGACGACGGTGGACTTCCTGCTCTACCCTGCTGGTGGATACATCAAGGGCGACGGTGGCACCATCGATCTCGGCGTGGTGCGTGACAGCGTGCTCAACGCGACCAACGACTACACGGCTGCGTGGACGGAGCAGTTGTGGCTCGTCGGTCAGACGGGCCCTGCTGCTCGTGAAGTCACCGTGAACTACGCTGTGGACGGCGTGACCGGATGCTGCGTCGAGGCCCCCGCGGTCTGATCCCCACATCATCCTGACCGACCTGCGACCGAGAAGATAGGAGCCGACCTGTGGGAGCATCCCTGGATACATGGCATCTCGTAGATGCCCCCACAGTCGTCCCTCAGCCCTACGGCATCTTCTCGGTCGCAGAGACTCGGCTCACCACCGACGAGCATTGGCGACTCGGCATCAGATGGCAGTCTCAGGCCTGCTCGCAGGTCAAGGAGACGACTGGCGAGTGCATCATCCCGCGAGAGGGCGAGGCCCTCGAGCCTGATGACTACTGCTATGTCGCAGAGTTCGAGCCGTTCACCGTCTACGCCTACGACAACGACTCGATTCCTGGGCATACGCTCGAGGAGCATCGCGCTCAGGTTGTTCAGCGTCTGATCAACGGCGAGCAGAGGGCTGTCGAGGAGCGAGTCTGGGCTGCGATCACCGCAGACGCAGGAGCCCCGCTTGATCTGTCGGCCTATGATCTGCGGTTCGCCCTGGGTTATGTCGAGCAGCAGGTCTCGCAGAACTACTCCGGGACAGGAGTCATCCACATGAGTCACCTCGTCGCGACTCTGCTGTGGGATGCCCTGTTCGTCTCGGGTGGTCGCCTGCAGACGCTGCATGGCACTCCTGTCGTCGTCGGCGCAGGATACGACACGGCGACCGATCCTCTGACGCGGGTCGGATACATCTACGGGACGGGCGCGATGGTGCTCTACCGAGGAGACATCGATACCCGCGAGTCTGCGATCGACAAGGCGGTCAATCAGGTCTCCTACATCGCCCAACGAGACTACGCAGTCGGTTGGGATTGCTACTCTGTCGCGGTCAAAGCGACCACCGATCCTGCGTAAGGAGACATCATGGCCACCAAGATTCTGAAGTCCATCAAGGGCAAGACTGTTCGCATCACTCGCCTCGATGCGTGTGGCGAGCCTGTCGTCGGCTCCTGCACGACGCTCGTCTCCGACTGCTTCATCTCTGTCACGCTCGCAGGCGAGTACGAGGCAGGCGAGGAGTTCATTCAGAAGAACGCCTGGGGCGATCTCTGCATCAACGACAAAGATCCTGATGTTCTCAAGCGAGTGACCACGACTGTTCAGTTCGCCGAGATCAACCCCGACGCTCTGGACATCATGGCCCTCGCCAATCCGGTCATCTCTGGATCGGACACCATCGGCTCAACATTTGGCCCGACTCCGAACACAGACGCATTCGCTCTCGAGGTTTGGACAAAGCGCACAGGCGTAGACTGCACGACTCCCGGGACGCAGGAGTGGGGATACTTCGTCCTGCCGTTCGTGCGCAACGGAAAGATCGACGGAGACATCACCATCGAGAACGCTGCGCTGACCTTCTCGCTCGTCGGTGATGCGTTCGCGGCATCCTCGGCATGGGGAACCTCGCCCTACACGCCGAACGCATTCATCGAGCCGTTCCCTGATGGCGAGATCTTCGGCATGGTGGTGACGACTGAGCAGCCTCCGACCGACACGGGCGGATGCGTTGCATACGCTCCTGCTCCCCCGCCCTGACGCTCGTCTCTGAACGGACGCAGGGTAGGCTCGATCCATGACTTGTGAGGCCTGGACTCCGATCCTCCCCTGCGATGTCTCGGGAGATGATCCTGATCTCGTTGATGCAGCCGTGGCTGCAGGGACATCGATCCTGTGGGCGATGACAGGCAGGCGATTCGGCCTGTGCTCAACGACCGAGTGGTATCGATCGCCCTGCTCTACTCCCTGCACCGCGCCCTACGCTGACGAGTTTGGCCCGGGCGTTGAGTGGAGGCTTGGGGCAGGGAGGCGGAGGGCGTGCTGTGCGATCGCTCTCGAGCAGACTCCTGTGCGCTCCATCGATGAGGTTCTGATCGACGGCGTAGCAGTTGATCCTGATACCTACTATCTCGGCAGGAGCAGGCTCTATCGCATCGGCGAGTGTTGGCCCTGCGAGACCGACTGCGAGGTTCCTCCTGTCGCGGTCTCCTACACCTACGGCATCGATGTCCCTGTTCTTGGGCAGATGGCCCTCGGCGAGTTGGCCTGCGAACTCCTGCGAGGATGGACAGGGGCTGACTGTCGCCTGCCCTCCAACGCTGTAGCGGTAACTCGCCAGGGCGTGACTGTTGATCTCGGCACGCCCGAGGTTCTGTTCGAGCAGAACCGCCTCGGTCTGCCGATCTCTGATCAGTTCATCCGGTCGGTCAATCCTGATCGCCTCCGCTCGGCCTCTCGCGTCTACTCGCCCGATGTCGCGCGGAGAGTCCGGTGATCTCAGTCTCTGCCCATGATGTAGCCTCCTGGGCTCTCGCAACTGCGAGACAGGCCCTCGAGGACTGCGGTCGCGATGCTGTCTCGACTGCGTATGTCGGATCAGGCGAGATCGCCTGGGATGACTGCTGCGGCACGCTTGTTGTCGTCCCTGATCGCGTCTACCGCTCGCAAGAGTTCCCGGCTGAGGATACGAGCGAGGTAATCTGCTTCGACGGATACATCGCAATCGATCTCGTCGTGACTCTCCTCAGGTGCGTCCCTGTCGTCGATGATCGCGGGCGAGCCCCCTCAGAGACCGCCCTTGCGACTGCGTATCAGGATCTCCTCGGCGATGCTGCAGTCATCTACAACTCCATGACAGGGCCTGTTCCTGATGACTGGGAGCGCACCAATCCGGCGCAGACATTCCTCGGAGCGCAGGGCGGATGCATCGGAGTTGAGACTCGCATCACCATCGGCCTCGAGCAGTCGCAGTTCGGCATCTGCTGCACCGTCCCTGAGCCTCACGAGCCCGGGGATCCTGTCTGCCTCATCACCGCCTCCTCTGTTAGGTTCGATCCCTGCGAGGGGCTTGTCTCGACGAATGTCCAGGATGCGATCTGCGAGATTGCTGCTGGCGGTGGAGGCACTCCTGGTCCTCCCGGCCCTCCGGGCCCGCAGGGAGACACGGGGCCTCAGGGACCGCAGGGCGATACTGGACCGACTGGGGATACAGGGGCGACAGGCCCGATCGGGCCTCAGGGAGATACTGGGGCGACTGGGGCGACTGGTGCGACTGGAGCGACTGGAGCGACGGGTGCAGGTGGTGCTCTCGGCTACTACGGGTCATTCTTCGACTCGACTGATCAGATCACGACGATCAACACACCGACGGCGATGCTCATCGGAAACACCGCAGAGGCAAACGGCGTGTTCATCACCGCGGGTTCGGAGATCAACTTTGCCTACAACGGCACCTACGACATCCAGTTCTCTGCCCAACTCCACCACAGGGGCGGGGGAGGATCTGGTGAGACTGTCGAGATCTGGCTCGCCAAGAACGGCACTCCTCTGCCTGATAGCAACACGCGACTGATCGTTCCGAACAGCAGGTTCGAGGTTGCTGCGTGGGACTTCCTCCTGACTGTGAACGCCGGGGACTATCTCGAACTGTTCTGGACGACCGACAACGCGAACATCGTCCTCGAGCATCTCCCTGCTGTCGGTGCGATCCCTGCGATCCCGTCGCTAATCGTCTCGGTGATGCAGGTCATGTATACACAGGTCGGTCCTCAGGGTATTCCAGGCCCAATCGGCCCTACTGGCGCGACAGGAGCCACAGGGCCTCAGGGGCCTCAGGGCGACACCGGAGCGACCGGGGCAACGGGCCCTCAGGGACCGCAGGGGGACACAGGCGCGACCGGAGCCACAGGCCCTCAGGGACCGCAGGGCGATACTGGACCTGCTGGACCGACAGGCGCGACAGGAGCGACCGGGCCCGCCGGAGCGACAGGCGCGACAGGTGCGACAGGAGCGATCGGTCCGACAGGTGCAACGGGTGCGACTGGTCCTGCTGGTCCCCAGGGCCCGCAGGGCGACACGGGAGCGACCGGGGCAACGGGTCCACAGGGACCGCAGGGCGATACAGGCGCGACCGGACCTGCTGGTCCTACCGGGGCAACAGGAGCGACGGGCGCGACGGGTGATACGGGTGCGACGGGTGCGACGGGCGCGGCTGGTCTGATTCAGGACTTCGGCTACGACTCGGGGGACTACTACGGGCCGACGATCACCTCCACGACCAACCTCACCGTTACCGAGGACCGGACCTACTATGCGCCCGTCTATGTCACAGGCACGAGAGCGTTCGACCGCATTGCCATTCGCACAGGCGCAACCTTCTCGGGTACCGGAACGATCCGGCTGGGTGTCTACAACAACTCGGGAGGCATACCGACCACGGTTCGGTTCGATGCGGGGACTGTTTCGGCAACAGCCGCCAACACGACCTACACGATCACTATCACCGAGACGCTGGACAGCGGGTGGTACTGGCTGGCATTCAACTCGCAGACGAACGCCACAACATCCAACTTCATCTCCTCCTCCACGGTGACCTATCCCACGATTCAGAAGTACGCATCCAACGGGTCGTTTGGTTTCTTCAACTCTGGCTGGTACGAGGCGAGCATCACGGGAGCGTTTGCGACCGCTGGAACCCTGCTGGAGAACAACAATGTCCCGATCGTCACTCTGAGGGCGACATGAGAGTCGTCACATTTGGTCTCGGTGGATTTGATCTGACGAAACCGAACAACAACATCGTTGAGGACATCGAGATACCAGATCCTCCTCGTCAGCCATTGTCCGAGGTAGGGGCTTTGGCAACCCTGCTCGCTGTGACGGAGACTCTCACGGTGGAGGACGCAGCCAATGCGGTCGGGCTGTCTCCTGAGGATCTCATCGCCGAGGCTCAGGCATGGGAAGCCGCGAGGCTAGGCTGATCTGCTGTGACTATTCCGCAGGATCCTGCTGTCGCCGTCGCCGTCCTCTACGAGCGGATGGGCCATGTCATCGAGAAGATGGATGCCCTGTCACGGAAGTTGGATGCTCAAGACAAGCGACGCACCGCTGCGCTTGATGAACTCGAGGAGCGAGTTGAGAGGATCGAGGCGCAGGTCTCAGGAGTGCGGTGGTTCCTCGCAGGCATTGCTGCAGCAGGAGGAGCACTCGGGGGCTCTGTCGCAGCAGGAGTCGCCCGCATGATCGGCGGAGGCTGATGGCGCAGAGCATCAGGCTCAACCGCCGGGAGATCGCTGACCTGCTCGCAGGCCCCGCAGGCCCTGTCGCAGCCGATCTCAGGCGCAGGGCAGAGAATGTCAGGAAGGAGGCTCGCAGGCTCGCCCCGGTGCAGAATGGCACTCTCAAGAACTCGATCTCCTGGGAGATGCGGATCGAGGGGGGCTCCCTCGTCGCCCGGGTCGGCACCAACATCGAGTATGCCCTCGCAGTCCATCAGGGGACGCAGGCCTACACGCTGAGGCCTCGCAACAGGCAGGCTCTGGCGTTCTCTCGATGGCCCAACGCCCCGGCAGGTGCTCGCAGGAGCAAGCAGGGCAGGTATGTCTACAAGTCAGTCAGGATTCCTGCCCGGGCAGGGAGGCCGTTCCTGGCTGATGCTCTCCGCGCAGCCCGACTCTGACTCAGGGCCCTACTACAGTCGCAGGCATGACGCGACAGAGAGCATTCGAAACAGCAGCCTCCCGACGACGGCGCGATCCGATCGTCTGGATCATCGATGGAGTCCAAGTGCGCCTCCGCGCATCCGTGGACATGATCGAGATGGGCGAGATCCTCGAGAGGCTCAAGGACGAGAAGCCTGCAGGGATGAGCGACATC